TATTATCATATAAATATTTCCAAGAAGATTATAAAGATATACAAATAATAGTCCCTTATAAAAGAATTAATTTTAAACATCTAAATAGTGATAAAAAAAATTATAGTCCTCCATTTGCATCTTTTTCTTTTGTTATAAAATGGATTTACCAAAGGATTTAATATTTTTAGATTAAATATTTTCTATGTATCTTTTTTTATTTTTTATTTTAAAATTATTTTATATACTATAATATAAAATGAGTGTTGCTAAAAAGTATCTTTCCATACAACCGAATAATGTTCCCGCAAGTGGTAAAGTTTCATTTGCTCGTGGTAATCCTATCCTCACAGTAACCCTTGGTCGCCAAGATGCTATGCTTGATTTATCTTCTCTCCGTTTATCGGGAGATTTTAATGTATGGCGTGATGCTGCTGGAACTCTTCCTCCTACTGCTGCTAATGCTACTGAATTAATGGCTTCCCATAAATTAGGTGCTTATGGTGTTATAGACCAACTTGTATTTAGACATGCTGAAACAAAACAAGTTATAGAACATATTAGACATTATGGACGCTTCATGGCTTCATATCTTCCAGTTATGGCGGGTATGCAAGATGTAGCGGGTCATTTAAGTGAAACTGCTTTAATCTATCCTAACTATAATGCTTTCCGTGATACAGTAATCCGTAGAAGTGCTGATGGTGTTACAACTCCTAATCAGTTTTGTATTCCTCTCCCTTCGGGACTTACCCTTGGTGTTTCTTCACTACCACTTGATAAAGTGCCTCTAGAAATAGAAATCCACCTTGCTCCCGATAGTCAATTTTTCTATTCGAGTGATGCGACAACTGGAAATATTGCGAATTGCTTTTATGAATTATCTAATCTTGAGGTTGCTTGTGAAGTATCTTATGGTGAAAGTTCCCCCGATAAAGGTGTAATTAACTTTAACTCAATTACTTCCTATTTCTCAACCCTAGAAAGCACAAATAGTATTATTAACTTTAATCTTGGATTAAGTAAAGTTTTGGGATGTTTTGTTAATTTTGTTCCATCTTCATTTGTTAATAATCTATCGCAAGATGGCTTCCTTACTTACATGCCGTCCCTTGCTCCTAATGCTGTTGGTACTGGTGGTGGAGGTCTTGCTAATTTAGAAACTATATCTTTTCTCCGTAATGGTGAGCGTTTCCCAAGTGCTTTTGAGGTTACAAGTGTTCGTAGCTCTACTAATGAAACCCCAGTTGTAGACCCCCAAGTTATTAAAGGTTTCCTATCATCTATTATTCCCGAAAAGATGCATACCCGCACAACTGCCTCTCCACTCAATACTAACCGCAACTTTACAGTAAATAATAATGCTGCTACTGGATATAGAAATATGCCCGATACTGGTGCTGTTTATGGTGTTGGTGTATTATACGACCAGCTCGATAGTGAGGGTGTTGATTTCTCAAACGCACAGTTTTCTATCCAAATGAAAAATGGACTTACTGATGGAAACCCTATTAGTGCTTATCTATTTATTAAATCTAAAGTTGTTGTAGCATGGGATAGTCAAATGGGAGTGCAAGTATTATCTTAAATATTTTCTATGTATTTATTTTTTTAATTTTTTATTTTTAAAGTTTTTATATATTATAAATATATAAAATGACTGATATGGTTGATACTAGTGATGTTTCTACTGACCGCATCCCCGATCTTATTAAGATTGGAGCTATTCCTTCTTCTTACGGACAAATGCTCCATACTGATGTAATTGATCCAGTAACATTTTCACAAAATAGAGTTCGATTTACTCTACAGCGTGTTGCTGGGTTCTTACATTCTAACTCAAAAATTACTCTTTCTGTAACACCTAATACTACTGTTAGTGCTTACTACCCACTCAATATTGGTATTTCTAATTTAGTACAACATGCAAGATTATCTATTGGTAATAAAACTGTTTGTGAAATTGATGATTACACACATTTCCATCAGTATCAATCACTTTTTATTTCTAATGAAGACAATAAAGAAAGAGAACAGTTTTTATCGCAGAGGTGTATTAATCACAAACCTATTTATGCTGATGCAACTACAACTAATAGCGCTCCTAAAATTGGTTTAGATGTTGGACGCAATCCAGTAGTTCCCGCTGCTGGTGGTGCTGGTGCTTTTGAGCTATTACCATTCATGAAACATTCGGGAGCAAACGCACAAAGTATTGCTAATGCCCCAGTTTATTCAGTTTATTTAAGTGATTTGTTCCCATTCCTTAAGTTTAACCAGCTTCCTATGTTTATGTTAAATGAAGAAGTCCATATTGATATTACATTTACTCCTACAACTGATAGTTCGACTGGTGCTGCTCTATCCCGTAGAATGTGTATCCCAGCAGCGGAAGCAGCAACCGCAGTAGAATATCTAGTTAATCAAAATGAAGTTAAACTTGTTTATGATAGTATAACTTATGATGGAGACATCATGCAGAAATACGCCGCCCAAAATCCTAAATTAACTTTCCAGTATGTTGATTACCGACTAGCGAAGAGGACTGGCGATGAAGCAGCTTTTACTGATTTAACACTTTCTCTTGGTGGTAATGGTCGTCTTGTATCTAAAGTTATTTTAGGTCTCCAAAAGAATGAAAACTATACACCACAATCTCTACTTAATGGTGTTGTTGCGAAAGATGTTCCATCGGGTCAATCTCTATCTCTCAATCTATTATATAATGATTTATATGAGTTTAATGTAGATAGAAAGAATGCTGCTCTATTATTCCATACTACTCAAAGTGCCGAAGGTAAAGTTCCTATGGTTGCTGCTGATGAATACCAAACCAATTCCACTACTGCTTTAACTGCTGAAACATTTGAGGGACACGCACAGAGTAGCGGAACTGCTGGTCTTGGTGGTGTATTTAGATGGACTGCTATTAGACCTAATAAGGGACAGCGTGTTAATAATAAGGGTATGGATCTTATCTATAAAGCTACTGGTCTACCCGCTGAAACTTATACTCTCCGTGTATATTTAGAATTGCTAAAGGTTGCAACAATCGAAGATGGAGTTTTTAATTGTTATTTTGCTTAAATTATTTTCTAATTCATGTTATAAAGATGTTGTATTATTTGGCGATTTTAAAAGATAAATGTTTTAAGAAAAAGAAAGTAGATGATGAATTAATTAATTTGGTAAATAGTTTACTAAAAACACAAAAGGAAATATTAAAGTATGTTGATTTACAAGAACAAGAAATTAAGAAATTAAAAAGTGGTTGGGGTAAAATGTGAAAAAAAAACCTCTCAACCACCTTCCTCCAACACGATTAATTTTAAAGATTTACCCTAACCACTTTTTTTTTTAGTTTATTTTACATAAAAATAATCTAATATTATATTATAAATATGACAATAGAAAGTAAAAATCCAAGTGAAGATATTTCCAAAGCTCGTCCTCAATTAAAAACAAATACAGTTAAACAATATGTAATTAACCTTAAGAAATTACAAAAGATATATGATACTGATGGATATGATTTCTTAAAGAAACCCGAAGATGTTATGGATAAAATAAGTAATCTACATTATCTATCACAACGCAACATGTTAAACGCAGTTATAGTATTATTAATGGCTCTAAATCATAAAGAAGAATATGATAAATTACTAGAAGAATATGGTAAATTAAGAGATGAATTAAATGATAAATATAGCGACGAACAAAAGAGTGGAGTTATAAGTGATAAACAAAGTAAGAACTTTGCAACAACGGAAGAAGTATTTGAGATGATAAATAAAATGGCTGATGATTTAAAACCTTTAAAAAAGAAATCTAAAGATGATATTACAAAAAAAGAAATGCAATTATTACAAGCATATACCTTATTTAATATTTATGCTCGAATGCCGTTTAGGAATGATGTAGCTGGTATGATGGCTATTAATCAAGCAGCATATAAAAAGTTAAGTGATGAAGAAAAGAAAGAAAACAATTATTTAGTTGTACCATCCAAGGGTAATATTTATTTTGTAT